GCGCATCGAGCCGCCGGTCTTGGCGCGGGGCTGCTCCTGCGCCAGCACCACGTAGGCGGCGGGCACCACCTCGTTGCCCTGCTTGTCGATCGACGCCAGTTCGGCCGCGCCCTCGACCTTGCGGAACTGCGGGCAGTTGGCGCGAATGCGCTCGATCACCGGCACCACGTCGAAGGGACCGAGGCTCATCGGAAGGCCCCCAGCTCCTTGCGCCCGAACACCTTGTCCGGGTTCTCGAACTGAACGGCGTTGTCGTTCCCAGCGGCCGCCGGATCGTCCACGCCGAGGCTGAACTTGCCCTCGGACACGAGCGTGAGCATCTTCACCGCGTCGCGGTAGTCGCGGACAACGGGGTTGCTGCGCTCGTCGCCGTCCAGGTTGCGGCGCAGGCGGTAGCGCACGATCGCGCGCGCCCAGGCGGTGAGGATCTGCGGCACGCCGGTGAGCGGCAGCCCGTAGCGTCGCGCGAGGAAGCCGTCGATGAACTGGTCGGTCTCCGCGATCACCGCCGAGACGCGCGCGAGCGCTTCATCGGCGGCCGCGGTCTGCGACGCGCTCCAGTTGGTGCGCGCCAGGCCGCGCAACGTCAGGTCCATCAGCTCGGCGTCGACGATCTGCTCGTGCTCGGAGGTCGCGACATCCGCGATCTCGCGCGCACCAGGCAGCTCGGCGAGCTGGGCGGCGGTGACGTAGGGCATGGCCTGGACTCAGCGCAGGACGCGGCTTACTTGCCGCGCGCCTTGCCCGCAGCCTTGGCCGCGGCCTTCGCGGCCGCCGGCTTGCTCGGCGCGCCCGGCTCGATCGGCGGCGCGGGCGTCTCGACTTCGCCGTCGGGCAGCTCGCCATCGACGATCGAGAGCATGCCCTCGGGGCGCGTCTCGTGGCGCAGCAGCTCGACCTGGGCGGGACTCAGCTCGTCGACCTTGACGGCCGTTGCGGCCGCGGCGAAGAACTGGATACCAGCGCGCCAGAACGAGGGCGCCTTGGCCACGATGGACACGACGCCCGGCGTGGGCGCGCTGTTCGAAGTCGGGTCGGACATGGAGGGCTCCTGGTGCAACAGGGCCGGCGGCGCGAGCCGCCGGCTCCGGGGGATGCGGCGCGGCGGCCGCTACGGTCAGTCGTCAGGCCGCGCGCTGGGTCGAGAGGACCTTGACGGCGCCAGCCATCACGTTCGAGGCGCCGGCGGCGTTGAACTGGCCCTCCACGAGCGCCTTGGCGGTGAACTCCAGCGACGGCGGGACGACGATGTGCGTCGGCACGATGTTCAGCGGCTGGCCGTTGTCGCCGCGGAAGTTCTTCATCGCCGCGATCGCCGCCTGCAGGTTCGTCGCGTCCAGCGTCTGTCGCGAGCGGACCGCCAGCTGCCAGAGGCCGTAGCCAGCGTTGCAGCGCGCGTCCACGCCGTAGCGGAACTCCTTCCGCATGAAGACGCCTTCGTCGTCCAGCTTGTCCATCGCCGCGAACGTGTAGTCGCGGCGGCGCTGGAAGATGAACGGCTTGACGTAGCGCGAGTTGTCGAGCAGGTACCAGGTGGTGCCACCACCACCGAGGTCGTTGGCCACCTGCGCGGTCGAGCCGTCCGCCTGGATCACCGGATGGTCGGTGTCGAAGAAGAACTGGCCGTCATAGCAGGTGCGCGTGTGGCCGTTGCGCAGCAGGTCGAACACGAGTTCGTCGGGGTGCTGCTTCGAGTCCATGCCGAGCTGCTGGATCATCGGCGTGTACAGACCGAACTGGTCGTCCTCGATGACCTCGCGTTCGACCGAGACGGTGTTCTCGAACGTGCGGTTGCGGATGGTGAAGTCGTACGAGCTGAGGGACTGCAGCACGCGCTCACCGATCCACTCGCGGAAGCGCGTGGTGCGGCCGAGCCAGGCGTACTGGTTGCGGTCGGTGTTCGACGGCGCGAGCATCGCCATCTGGTCCCATAGGACCGGGGCCGAGGTAAACGCGCTGTTGAACGCCACGTTGAAGGCGGTGAACAGCACGGAGAGGTTGGCGCGGTTGATGATCACGGGCGGCTCCTGGAGATGGGGTGCGCGAGGCGATTACGGGTTCAGCGTGCCGATCTCGACCCACACGCCGTCCGCTTCGACGGCGCGAACGACGCCGGCCGGTGAGCGGGTGTTGGTGCCGTTGGTCAGCGCGACCTGGTCGTCGTCGGCGACGAACACCTGCGTGTTGACGTGGGCGATGGTGATGAGGTCGCCGGCCGTCGAATTGCGGAAGCGACCGACGGTGCGCCGCCACTTGACGTTGATCGCACCGGCAGCGCCCGCCGCGTTATCAGCGCGCTCCTCGGCGATGCCCAGCGGCACCAGGTTGAGCGCCACGGCGCCGCGCACGGCGTTGCCGGCGGCGTTGCGCATGACGATCGCGCCGGCGTAGATCACCTGCGAGGCGGCGACGGGCGTCTCGCCCTGCTTGCCGTCGCGGATGAGGGTGTTGCGGTCGTTGATCAACGGCATGGCGTCGTCCTCTGGGGATCAGGTGCGGTCAGGGGTCAGGCGGCGTCGGTCGCCGGCGCGCGCTCGCGCAGATGCTTGCGGCTGGCGATGTACGCCTCGGGGGTGACGCCGACCTGGCGGCACACCGCCTGCTCGGCGTCGGTGAGCACGTCGCCTTCGCCCTGGCCGAGGTCGCCGCGACCGGCCGTCTGCTGGCCGCGCAGGGCGGCGATCGCCGGCGTCTTGACGATGTAGGCGCGCAGCTGCGCGACGTCGGCCTTGCCGAGCTGCTCGGCCCACTCCTTTTGCGCGGGCAGCAGCTTGCCGGCGGCGAGCGCATCGGTGACCAGCGCGGTCACCTCGGCATCGAGGCTGGCGGCCTTGAGCGCGGCCAGCTCGGTCTTGACGGATTCGAACGCGTCGACCGAGACGAACTTGGTCGGGTCGACCGTCGACTTGAGCGTGGCAACCGCGGACTCGGCGCCGGCGAGCTTCGTCTTGAGCGCAGCCAGGTCGGCATCGGCACCGTCGGCCTTGGCCTTCAGTGCGGCGACCGCGGTGGCGATTTCGTCGTCGGTGGTGGTCGCGGCGAGCGCGAGGGCGGCGATGAGGGCGGCACGCAGATTCATGGAGGTCTCCTGCTGGGCGAAGCGCGCGGCGGCGCGGGCACTCAGCGGTGCCATGCCGTCGATCGCGGGGTTGTTGGTGAGCGCGGCCATCTCCAGCCGCAGCAGCTCGCCGGTCGCGGTGTCGAAGCGGAACACCGGACTGACGTAGCGGTACTCCTTGGCTTCGATGTAGGCCTTGGCGCGCGCGGTCCAGTCGACCTTGGCGAACAGACCCACGCCAGGCCGCCACTCCAGGTCCTGAATGAACCCGGCGGCGGGCGCGGGCTGGCCGTTCTCTTCGGCAGCCAGCGTCTGGTGCTCGTAGTCGAACACCGGGGGCGTGGCCTGGGCTCGGAATGCGGCGATCACGCGTGCGGCGATCGCGTCGTCGATGCGCCAGGCAGCGACGGTCATGGGGCGGCCGTCGCGCGGCTTGAACGCGCCGGCCGGCGTCACCTGCACCCAGGGGTCGTCTGCACGGACCTCGTACGAGCAAACGGCGAGCGCGACATCGACCTGCGCGCTGGCGCAGATCGCCAGGGCACCGAGGGTCGCGGCGCGGAGCGCCGAAGCTGGGAGGGCTCGCTTCATGAGCGGCAACGGTGCCGCTCCAGCACTCGCGGCCGGGACTAAGCCGGCCTAATGCCGCTGCCCTTTGCGCGCCAGCCAACCACCGAGCCTACCGCCGATTCGCGATCTCGGCGAACCACGGCTCCTCGGCGGCCATCTCGGCACCGACGAGAGCAATCGCGAGCCCCACGTCGATGTTGGCGTTGACCAGGTTGCGCAGTTCCTGCGCGCGGCGGAGGATCATCTCCTGCCGCTCGCGCGGCGCCGCGGCGATGATCATCCGGACAGCGCGCAGCGTTTCGTGTTCATGCATGACGCACTCCTGGTGCCAGAGCGATTTCTTGGCGCGCGTTGACGTGTACGCCGTCTCAATGGGCGGCCCGAGCAGGATCCCGAACACGGGCTCCTCGTCCGGCCAGAAGACTGCCGCCAGGGTTCCCTCGATCCAGGCCAGGGGCT